GGCGAAACAAATCCATGCTCAAAATTAAAAGTGAAGCAAGTCATTGAAATTAGAGAAATGATTTCTAAAAATATTACGCAAACAAAAATTGCAAAACTATTTAATGTCCATGTTGGAACAATAAATGCAATACATAAAAAAAGAACTTGGGCTTTTGTTAAAGAAAATGATGTTGCATGAACTTTGAATGGCCTACAAATGACAAACGAAGAACTAGAAAACTTCAAGAACTGCGAAGCCCAAGAGTGGATACGCAGGTTCAACCAAAAGAAATTGACGATTGGCTCAAGCAAAGCGTTGCTCTGGTGGCAGGGAGTGTGCGTGGACTTGGAACGAATCAGAGGAAAGTCAGATACTTTGCTTTTGAGGGACAGAATGACGAGGTTACGAAATGAGGAGAGCAGCAAGAGTTGATGCAGATAAATTTTGGTCTTCTGTAGATGTAAAAACAGAAGATGAATGTTGGAATTGGCTTAAAAAACCAAACCAATGGGGATATGGGCGATATAGATTTGATGGTATTCAAACAATGGCGCATAGAGTTGCTTATCGTTTAACTACTGGAGAAAACATAGATGGCAAAGTTGCAATGCACAAATGCGATAACCCTGCTTGTTGCAATCCAAAACATCTTGTAATGGGAACTCATGCAGACAATCAAAAAGACAAGTTTATAAAAAATAGACAAGCCAAAGGAGAAGTTAATGGGTGTTCTTTGTTAACTGAAAAACAAGTTAAAGAAGCAAGAGAAAAATACATACCTAAAGTTGTAACTTACAAAATGCTTGCAAAAGAATACGGAGTTTGCAAAGACACAATGCAAAAAGCTATTCGTAAAATTTACTGGAGACACATATGAGAAGGGCTGCTCGTGTGGACGCAAACCAAATTCAGATAGTTTCTGCCTTGCGTGGTGCTGGCGCATACGTCTGGATTATTGGCTTACCAGTTGACCTTTTGGTTGGCTACAAGGGTCACACCTTTCTAGTAGAGGTTAAAAGTACCTCTAAAAAGCGTTTAACAGGGCTACAAGCCGACTTTTTTGACAGTTGGGGTGGGAGTACCTTGGCGAGAATAGATTGCCCAGAAGCGGCTCTACGGATGATTGGAGTAGTTAAGTGATTATCCATCTGACAAGCACAGAACAGGCGAAAACCAGTATTCGCCACAATTGGGACAAGATTACAAAAGCGTTAGATGCTGGTAACAATCTTGTAATGGAGATAAAGCTGGCAAGCAAAAGCCGTGAGCAAGAGGAAAAGTATCACGCAATGATTAACGACATTGCCAAGCAAGCAAAGCATTTAGGTGCTAAGTGGTCTTCCGAGGATTGGAAGCGTTTACTTGTAGACCAATTCTTGCGTGAGGAAGCAAACATACAGGGGAAGATTATTCCTAACCTTGATGGCACAGGAATTGTCCAGTTAGGCTTTCAGACGAGAAAGTTTACTAAAGAGCAAGCAAGTGAGTTTGTGGAGTGGCTCTACGCTTGGTCAGGAAATAATGGAATAAATCTGTGACTAGGGAAAGTACCTAGTAAATATTGTGTTTAGTTTGCTATACTTACATCAGCCCAAGCAATTCGCAAGGGTACTTTTAAGGACTAAGCAATGAAACTTTACGGAATTAATTTTTTCTGCAATTACAAAACACACTCTGAAGAAATTTGGGCTGTTGGGCGTTATGAGTTGGAGAAGCAAATTTTGGCTAAGTATCCAAAAGCTACTGGCATCTACATTTGGCTCATTTAAGGATTAAGAAAATGAAATACGAATTTGACACAACAACTGGTGAAGGCTCTGTAATCGTTACTGTCGTGATGGAATACGAGCAGGACGAGGAAGGTACTTACAACGAGAACATTTCAGATGTGATTTACCAAAACATCTCGGTGATGGGCATCTTTACTGACCAGCAATATAAAGAATTAGAGATGGAAGGGACTATGCGTTTGTCTAGCCATTTACTTGCAGAAGCAGAAGAAGCCAAGATTATGGCTTACGAGCGTGAATAAGACTTGGAAGTTAATTCTTGTGGGGCTGACTGCTTTTTGGGCAGCAGTCTTTTTTTATTTATTAAGGTTTTGGTATGACTAGAGAAAACATTAAAAGCATGGCATTAGAGGCTGGGTTTTCTGATGGTGAAGTTGATTACATTCAATCAATAATTATTCACTTTGCTACCCTAGTTGCTCAACAAGAACGTGAAAAGTGTGCAAAAGTTGCAGATATTGCAATTGATTTTTGGGTAAAAGCAGGTTACCCAGAAGGCGCAGAAGCTAATGAGGCAATGAATATTGCAAATGCTATCCGAGCAAGGGGACAAGCATGACTGAACTTTTAAAAGCGTTTGGCTGGCGCAAGCGTCAATCTAACGAAATAGTAGAAAAAATCAGGAACGACACTCTTGAGGAAGTGGCTTTAGAGTTTGACAAAATGAAAGCCTTTGGCAGTACATCCCAGAGTTTTGCCACATTTGTAAGGGGTATGCAGGTTTGCCCTCCGTGTCATGGAAACTGTAACGAAGGCAGAAACTGCCCTGCGAGGATAAAACCATGAACGATTGGACTCCAGAAGAAGACGAGGCTTTTAATGAAGTTGAAAAGCAAAGTAATCTTGGTAAGCGGATTTTGAAAGAGATTAGACCACAGCGCACATGGGTAGGGCTGACGGATGAGGAAAGAGAAAGGGCAATACCATTTAAAGATTTATCTGGAGAATATTACTATGATGATGTTCTTAATATTTTGTTATTTGTGGAAGCCAAACTAAAGCAAAAGAATGAATAACAGACCCAATAACAGGGAACGGCTGCACTTGGCAAAGGTAAAAGAAATGCCTTGTGGGGTCTGCAATGCTTCTCCCCCAAGCGATGCACACCACATTGTTCAGCATAATCAATACTTATGTATTCCTTTATGCAAGGATTGTCATACAAACAATTTTCTTGGTTTGCATGGTCAGAAACGTAATTGGGCTATTTTTAAGCAAGATGAAATGTCGGTGCTAAACGAAACCCTGAAAAAGCTGTTAGGATAGAAACGCTCAGTTGCCATTGAGACTTTAGAGGGACTTGTTCCCTCTTTTTTTTTGTGCAATAATAGTTAAACTCATTGGAGAACCTATGCACGGACTACTCGCACCTGCTGTAAAAATTGAGATAGAAATACAAAGCCAAGAGAAAAGTGGTGAGGCTTGTCCAGTTGCCACAGGTGACGTAGAAGTCAATCTTGAGTGTCGTCAAAAGGCTATCGACAAGGCGAACTATGGCCCAATGAATCCTAATGAGCCAAGCATGGAATATTGGCGTGATATTTCAAAGGCTTGGAGAATCTCACCTGCACAGGCTAAAAAGTCTCGTTGCGGTAACTGCGCTGCCTTTATTCAAACCCCTAAGATGCTTGCTTGCATTGAATCAGGTCTTGAGATGAACGGCACAGAGATGGATGCTTGGGAAGTCATTGACGCTGGCGACTTAGGTTACTGCGAAGTGTTTGATTTTAAGTGTGCTTCCAAGAGGACTTGTGAGGCATGGATTAGTGGTGGGCCAATAACCGAGGATGAATATGATGGGAACGACAAATCAGCAAGCAATGGAAATGATGCAGAAACTTATGCAGAAGAAGACTAAACCTGCATCTAAGCCTATGCCTATGCGTGGAGAGCGTACTGCTAAAAACGCAGCAAAGAAAGCCAAAAAATGATGGGCTTGTACAGTAATATTGCTGCAAAGAAGAAGCGTATAGAGGCGCAGAAAGCAGCAGGGAAGACCCCAGAGCGTATGCGTAAGGTAGGTAGCAAGGGTGCGCCTACTGCTGATGCTTTTAAACAAGCAGCTAAGACTGCTAAAAAGAAGTGATTAAACGAGGCTCTGAGCAGTTTTCTGGCTATAACAAGCCCAAAGCTACTCCTAGCCATCCCACTAAGTCTCACGCTGTTTTAGCTAAGTCTGGTGAGGATGTAAAGCTAATCCGCTTTGGTCAACAAGGGGCTAAAGGCTCACCTGATGGCACGAAGCGTAACGAAGCGTTTAAGGCTCGTCATGCTGAGAACATTGCCAAGGGTAAGATGAGTGCAGCGTATTGGGCTAACAAGGTAAAGTGGTAATCATGGCAGATTTAGGTGCAGCATTTGGATTTTATCCACAGTTAAACAGGCGCAGACAGGGTAGCCCTGCTGATTCTGCTAATCTGCCTGTTGATGTTCTAAGGGGACGTTTAGCGGGTTTGCTAGGTTTACCTGCTGACATAGCTAATTTACTTAGGTCGCCAAGCCCAACAGAAATGTTTGGTGATGTTAGTTATGAAGCACCAGCGCAGTTTCCTTACACAACAGAGAAGTTCTTAAAAGACTTACCACTTGCACCAACATCAAGAGTTGGTCAGGTAGCAGGTCAAGCAGCGTCATTTGTTCCGTTAAACCCAATGCCAGCCGTAAGGGGTGTGCAAAAGATAGGACAAATGGCAGGCGAAGAACTGGCTGCTACGATGATGGGTCAGCGTCCTAACAGCATGATGAGCAAGGTAGTGCCACAGCCATTGTTTGCTGTTGCGCCAGAGCAAGGATTGTTATCTGTCAAAACAGAGCCTATTGAAAGCCTATTACAGACCAAGCCACAAGCACCAGTTTCTGACATTGGTTTCTATTCAGCTACTGAGCAAGCAGCATTAAATTTAGGCAGAAACAAGGGAACTGGTCAGTCTTTCATTAACGACTTGATGAAAGCACCTGACGTTAAGAAGGAAGAACTGCAATTCACAGGATTGGATGAGTTCCTGAGAGACAAGCCTAATGTTACTAAACAAGAGGTTCAAGACTTTTTGGCTAACAATCGTGTAGAAGTTAAAGAAGTAACTTATGGTGCGGCAATAGCGGAAGACCCAATAGGCATTGCTAAACGCAAAGAAGTCTTTGATAAGTACGAGCCAGAGATTCAGGCTTTGTATAAAGAAATGGATGACCCTAAATATAAGCTAGTTAATAGAGGAATGGGCGCAGAAGAATACAACCGAGGCGTTGTTTTGCAAAATAGGGGCTTTAGAGGTGAGCAGTTAACAGCGCAAGAACAACTCGAATTAGACGATATTTTGAGGCGGCTTGACGGCAATACTGTTCAAGAGTTTGCCAATGTTGAAGAAGCAAGAAAAGTTTACTCAGGAATGAGTCAAGAAGAAAAACTGATGCACTCAATTAGACCTGTAAAAAGTTCGACTGAATTGCAACAAGAAATAAATAAAATTCAAAATGTTAGAGATGTTGAAGCTGATGCTTTATATGTAGTACCAGAGTCAACTCCAACTAAATTCGGCAAATACCAATTAGCGGGTGGTGAGAACTATCGTGAGATATTGTTGACATTGCCATCTTCTAAAACAGCAATGGAAGAATTTTTAAATGTAGCTGGCAAAAAATATGGTGGTAATACACCAAGAACTCAATGGTCGCCAGAAGATAATGCAATGTATGAAAAATTATTGCAAGAAGAACGAACACCAATTCAATCCGAATATCGTTCATCTCATTTTAGTGAGCCAAACATCCTAGCCCACATGAGGGTTAATGACCGAGTTGATGCTGATGGTAAAAAGATGCTATTGGTTGAGGAAATTCAATCTGATTGGCATCAAGCTGGCAGGGAAAAAGGGTATAAAGGCAAAGGAACACTAAAAGAATTGCCAGAAAATTATTTTGTCCAAGAAATTAAAACAATTGATGGCGACACTATGTATGTCGTTAGAAATAAAGACAATCCTAGTGTTGTACTTAACAAAGATTACAACAAGCAAAGTGCTATCAATGGCGTTGTAAATGAATTAAATGCCTCATCTGCTGGTGGCGTACCAGACGCACCTTTTAAAGACACATGGTATCAACTAGCACTAAAGAGACTAACCAAGTACGCTGCCGACAATGGCTATGAGCGTATAGGTTTGACTACTGGTAAGCGTCAAATTGAAAGATTTGCAGATGAATTACGTCAGAATGTTGACGAAATTGCTTTTTCTTCTGGGTATCCAAGCAAAGATATTACAACGATTTCTGCATCTCAGAATGGACAGTTAGCATTTACAGGAACTGTAAAAGACGGAAAGTTTCTTGATGGTCAAGCACGAGGTAAAACAGTAGAAGAAGTTTTAGGTAAATCTATGGCAAAACAGATTGCAGAAAAAGAATCTGGAGTGCTTAAAGGTGATGACCTAACCATTGGTGGCGAAGGAATGAAGAAATACTATGACGATATTTATCCTAAGTTTTTGGATAAGTACGGCAAGAAGTATGGCGCAAAAGTAGGTGAGACACAGATAACAACAGATTACGCTAGGGATGCAAGCGGGATTCCTGCACAGCGTCCATCAAAAGAAACCATCCGTTATCTGGACATTACTCCTCAAATGAAAGAGGGAACATCTAAAGGTCAACCCTTATTTGCTGCTACTCCACTATTACCAGCAACAAGCCTACTAGACGAAGAAAAGCGCAAAGAGATTACAAGTCTGTTAGAATAAAGTATTACTTAACCTTGACCAACCCTAGAGGAGTCAAACAATGATTGAAAAAAATACCAAATGGTATGTCTATGAACTCATCAATCCGATAAATGGAAATGTGTTTTATGTAGGCAAAGGTACTGGTAACAGAATAGACCAGCATGAGCGTGATGCCGCTAAAGGGGTATGCTCAAAAAAATGTAATAAAATCAATTACATAATTAAACGTGGTTTCAAAATAAAGAAACAAAAAGTAGCACTATTTTGGGATGAACAGGCTGCTTATGACCATGAAACTGACTTAATTGCTCAATATGGTTTATCTAATCTCACAAACATCATGGCTGGCGGTCAAGTTGCATTTGATAGGCGCTTAGTTGAGCGTAAGACTCGAATCAAAGAGCCACAGTTTTCTTTACCTGATTGGCTTGAAAAGAAAAAGCCAGACCATCCTACATTTAGCCGTTTTGCTGAATGGTTTAAAACTGGGATGTACACAGGTAAGAAAATATCTGTAAGTAGCGAAGACCCAAGACTTACATATCATTGTGTAATTACAGAAGTTGTCTATAACAAGATTTTGCCAATGTTTTGGGAAAAGATTAAACAAGACGATAGAGCCATTGAGATATTTACTCAAAGGATGAAACATCACAATGTGGAGTTGGTATATGGCGGCTAGAAAACGAAAGGTTACTTTGAGCGATTCATGGAAAGATGGAATAAAAGCCTCTGTGATTATGGGACGTTTGTATAACCATGTTCAAGGCGAAACAGAGATGAGTCAGAGCCAAATAAAAGCGGCTCAGATTATTCTTTCCAAGTTAGTTCCTGATTTGTCTCGTGCTGAGATTGCAGGTGATGCTGATAAGCCAATTGAGCATAAAGTTACATGGGCGAAGTAATCGAAATTCCCTATAAGCCAAGGGAACACCAACTAAAGATACATGAGTTACTAGATGGCAACAGGTTTGCTGTGGTAGTGGCTCACAGGCGGTTTGGCAAGACAGTCGCTGCTCTTAACCATCTAATCCGTGAGGCGGTGCTAAACGAGCAAGAAACACCTAGATACGCTTACATTGCGCCTACCTATGGACAAGCAAAGCGTGTGGCTTGGGACTATCTCGTTAAATACACTACTCCGCTAGGCGGTACTAACAACATCTCAGAGTTGCGAGTTGACTTCTGGGGTAGGCGTATTCAACTGTATGGCTCAGACAACCCTGATTCCCTGCGAGGGCAATACTTTGATGGGGTTATCGTAGACGAGGTGGGTGACCAAAACCCTAAGATATGGACAGACATCATCAGACCAAGTATTGTGGACAGAAAGGGCTGGTGTTTATTTATTGGTACGCCAAAAGGTCATAACCACTTCAAAGAACTGCGAGACAGGGCAAAAACTGAGGATGGATGGGGCTTGCTAGAGTTTAAAGCCTCAGAGACAGGGGTGGTTGATGACACAGAACTGAGGGCGGCTAAGAATGAGATGGGTGAGGATAAATATCGCCAAGAGTTTGAGTGTAGCTTTGACGCTGCTGTAGAAGGCTCTTACTTTGGTCAAATCCTTAATGAACTGGAAGAAAAGAAGCACATGCAAGAGATTCCCAGAGAGGAGTTGAGTAGGACTTTTACTGCTTGGGACTTGGGAATGGGTGACTCTACGTCTATCTGGGTGGCTCAATTGGTGGGTACTGAGGTTAGATTACTGGACTACTACGAGAATCACGGAGTAGGTTTAGACCACTACGTTAAGTGGATTAAGGACAATGACTATCTCAAAGCAGAGCATATTCTGCCCCATGACGTTAGGGTCAGGGAACTTGGGACAGGTAAGAGCAGAATGGAAATGCTTGAGGAATCAGGACTAGAAGTCAAAATAGCCCCAAGGATGGGACTAGATGATGGCATCCAAGCTGTAAGAAGGTTGCTGCCAAGGTGCTGGTTTAACGTACCTAAAGTGCAGATAGGATTGAACTGCCTGAGAAACTATCGCAGAGACTACGATGAGAAACGTAAGATATTCTACGAAAGACCACTACACGATTGGTCAAGTCATGGCTCTGATTCTTTCCGCTACTTAGCCCTTGGATTGGATGAAGGTCATTCAACGTGGTCTAAGCCGATTAACTCATTACCGAAATGGATAGTTTGATGTATGTACAAATGCAGGGTGTAAATCTAGCACCTAAAGTAAAAGAACTTGAAAAACGTATCGAAATGCTTGAAAATGTGGTAAATGAGTTAAAATTGGACAAACCCAGAATTGGAAGACCTCCAAAGGACAAGCATGGAACAGAACGAACTGAAGTCAATACTACAGGCAGAGATTGATGACGCTATTGGCTTTATTGAAAGTGAAACTGTTGAACAGCGTAAACAGGCTCTGGAGGCTTATCTACGACAGCCATATGGTAATGAAGTTGAGGGTAAGTCTCAAATCGTTACAGGAGAAGTGGCAGAAGCGATAGATGGTGCGCTGCCTAGCCTAGTCCGTATCTTCACAGGCTCAGACAATATCGTAGTCTTTGAGCCACAAGGCCCAAGGGATGAAGCCTCTGCAAAACAGGCCACAGACTACTGTAATTGGGTATTCTCACGAGACAACGAAGGCGTAGCCATTCTGCACGATTGGTTCAAGGATGCACTCTTACAGAAGAACGGCATCCTAAAAGCGTATTGGGAAGATAAAGAAGACATAACCAAAGAGCGTTACTTTGACTTGACTAACGATGAGTTAGCAATGCTGATGAGTGATGAGACTATGGAGATTGTTGAGCAAGATACGACAGAGTTCCCAATATTTGACCCAATGGGACAGCCAGTTATAGACCCAATGGGTATGCCTGTGATGGGTGCTACACACAATGTTGTGGTGCAGCAAAAGAAGAAGTCAGGCAAGGTAACGATTGAGAACGTGCCCCCAGAGGAGTTCTTAATTAGCAAGAAGGCTAGAACTATTGCTGATTCACCTTTTGTAGCCCACAGACAGATGTTGACTCGTAGCACTTTGATGGCTATGGGTTTTAACAAGAAGCAGGTAGAAGGCTTGCAAATGGGTGATGCTTTAGCGTACACACCAGAGCGTGTGGCTCGTTATGCAGCAGGTGAGCAACCTTACCAAACGCAGACTGATGACCCTGCGATGCAAGAGATTGAAGTCTTTGAGTGTTATGTCAAAACTGATATAGATGGCAAAGGCATTGCTTCATTGGTTCAAGTGTTCTACGCTTCTAATGAAATCCTAGAGGATGCCAAGGGTAAGGAAATGGTTGAGGAAGTGGACTATGTTCCTTTCCACTCAATCTGTCCTATTCCAATTCCGCACAAGTTCTTTGGGAACTCGTTAGCTGATAGAACAGTTGACCTACAGTTAATCAAGACCACTATTACTCGTCAGATGTTGGATAACTTATATCTGACAAACAATGCTCGTGTTGTTGCGGTGGAAGGTCAAGTAAACCTAGATGACTTGCTTACATCTACTGCAGGTGGTGTTATTCGTGCCAAGTCTCCTAATGCTGTCCAACAGTTAGTTGTTCAGAACGTGGCTTCTCAGGCTTTCCCAATGCTTCAATACTTGGACACAATCCAATCTAAGCGTACAGGCGTGTCTGATGCCTCACAAGGGTTAGACCCCTCTGTTTTACAGAATGTTACGGCAGCAGCAGTAGCCTCTATGCAACAAGCTGGCGCAGGTAAGATTGAACTAATGGCTCGAATCTTTGCTGAGACAGGCGTTAAGTCTTTGTTCAAGGGCATACTACATTTGTTATGTAAGTACCAAGACAAGGCTCGTTTGGTGCGTATGAGAGGAGAATTCGTAGAGTTTGACCCTCGTACATGGGCTAACCAATACGATGTGTCTATCAACGTGGGTTTAGGCGCAGGGAATCGTCAAGAGCAAATGGCTATGTTGTCTATGGTTCTTGCTAAACAAGAGCAGTTGATTGGGCAGTACGGCCCTGCTAATCCTTACGTTTCCCCTGCTCAGTATCGTGGCACATTGGGACGCATGGTAGAGATTGCAGGGTTTAAAGATAGTGCTGAGTTCTACAAAGCTATTACGCCAGAGCAAGACCAAGCGTTGAGTAATCCTCCTCCACAACAACAGCAAATGCCTCCAGAAGTTCAAGCATTGATGGCTAGGACTCAAGCTGAGATACAAGCCAACCAAGCTAAAGCACAAGCTGATATGCAGATGCAACAACAGCAGATGCAGATTGACATGGAGATGGCGCAACAGAAGGCTGGACTTGAGATGCAATTGTTGCGTGAGAAGGAAGGTGCTAAGTTGCAATTAGAGCGTGAGAAACAACAGGCTTACTTTGCATTAAAGCAACAAGAGTTTGAAGCAGAAGCACAATTGAAAGCAATGAAGATTGGTGCTGGCATTACATCCAACGTAGAGATTAGAGGTTAATCATGGCATCAGCAGCACTTACTTATGCTTTAAACAATGGCATTAGCCAAGCCCAATACTATAAAAACATCTTTGATTATGTGAATAACAATCGTGGCTTGAACGATGTTCAGCTAAGAGATGAGATGGATAGGCTTGGAGTAAGTACAGAAGATGTGGCTGCTGCTACTGGTGTTCCGTTGGCTGGTGTTCAGACTCGCTATAACGTAGCTGACGAAGTTACCCCTACAGTTTCTGCTGATGATGCTTACAGGCTATACACGCAAGCTAGAGGTAACGCAACTCAAGGTGCGCAATCACTTCTCAGTTTTACAAATCCTAACGGCTCTGCGACACAAGAATCAATCGACAGAGCAAACGCTTTTCAAGCTGAAGCTGGCAATAGGGCTTTAGCGCAAGCTGGTTATTCTTTAGACCAAAATGGCAATTTAGTTCCCTCTGGTAGTTATGTTGCGCAAGCAAATATTCCTGTATCTGTTGGTGTGACTTCTGGTCTAAACAACAACATGACCCAAGCGCAGATTGACAAAAACATCTTTGATTTTATAAATGCAAATCGTGGTTTAAATGATGTTCAGTTAGCTGCTGAGATGGATAGATTGGGCATTAGCCCTAATGATGTTGCTCGTGCTACTGGTGTAAGTTATGAGAGCGTAGCAGGTAGGTATAACGCTGCAAAGACAGGTAATGTTGGCGGTGCTAACAATACGGCAATCACAGACATTTTTAATCAGTATGTAACTCCTACTGGAACAGGATTAATTACTGGAACAAACACAGTAGTTGGCGGTATTGGCAATGACACAATAGTTGGCGGTACAAACACAGTAGTCGGAGGTACTGGAAACGACACAGTAGTTGGTGGGACAAGCACGATTGTTGGCGGCACTGGTAACGACACAGTAGCTGGTGGAACAGGGGTTGTAACATTTAACCCTGCAACCATTGCCCAACCAACTGTAACTGCTGGTCAAATGCGTGAGTTGTTCCCATCATTTGCGGAATCTAAGCGTTTAGCAGGTGCGATGGTTGCTGGTCGTCCAAGCACACAAAGCATCATTAACATGATTCAAGGTGGTTCTGCTGTTGCAACTCCTACAAATACAGCTGCCTCAACAGTTAGACCAACATCTACTGTTACTGCGCCAGTTAATTTAATGGATGCTTGGAGAGCAGCAGAGAGTTCTGGAAATTATGGTGCTGTAGCTAATTTGCTAAGAGGCGTAACAACTGCTGACTTGCGTAACTATGGCGCATCCCCTGCTGATATTGCTTACATTACATCTCGTCCACAGATAGCGGGTATGTTCCCGACAACTGCTGGCGCAACTACTACCCCATCATTGAATAACGTATTGAGCATGATTTCTAAGTGAGACAAGAATGAACTATTTAGAATTGCGTAATGCGGTTTCTGGGAACAATCCTCAAGATGTCAGTTATGAGGACATTGTTTCTGGCATACAGAGCCAGTATCGTCCACAGACTCAGTTTGCGCCTACAAGGTCATTGCTAGATACGCTTGGCACTCAGTTACCTGACCAACCAAGAATTGCTTATGGCTCGTTACTACAAGCACAGCCAAGGGTTCTTCCTACACCCATGACAACAATTAGGAATCCTGATGCAGCAGCAAGCCTAGATTCTGGCGTAATCAATCTTGGTGCAGAGACAGCAAACACAGGTTTGGGCGGTGGTAGAGACTTATCAGGTACGCTTGTTTATAACAATGACTTTAGTAATGCTGGGACTACAGGCGTGGACGCATCTGGAGTAAACAGAGGTTTGTTTGGAACTAATGTCACAGGAACAGACATAGCCAATGTTGCAGGGACAGTAGCACCGATAGCTGCTTTAGCGGGTAACTCAGACCTAGTTAAAACAGCTATTGCGCTAAACCTAATTGGTTCTGCTGCTGATATTCGTACAGAAGCAGATGTTCTGAACTTGGGAACTAAGATAGCTATGTTGGCGGCAGGGCCAGCAGGGAACGTCATAGCAGCAGGTTTAGGTTTGGCTTCAGACAATACACCCATGACAGTTAACGCTTTGCTTGGGCTTACAAATCCAACCTTGAATCTTGTTAATCAAATTTCTGGCAATCTAACTGGCTACACATTAGGCGACATTGTTAATGGTTTGCTAAACGCACCAGAAGGCTCTGTTTCTGAGTATGGTCTATTGGGTGCTGCTAACCTAGCAAATACTGCTGACGCAAGCAGAAGAAGGGCAGGTGCTGCCTATGACAGTTTAGAATCAAATCAATTAAGGGTGCTTGCTGACCTTGGTGATACAGAAGCTAGAGATACATTGTTGGCTAGGTCTGGCGGTGGCTCTACCTTTAACCCAATAAGTGAATTAGGTACTGCTAGGGGTAACAGTTACTTTAACTTGTTTACCCCTGTTGGCGGTGTAGCAAAACCCAACCCAACTATAACGAGGGCTATCCTTGCAGAATAACGACAAAGCTATTTTGGCTCAATGGGCTAAAAACTTACTAAATGATGATTTTTTCAAAGAAGTTATAGATAACTTGAAAAAAGAACAGATTAGTGTGATAATTAACACAAGTGCAGATGAATGTGATAGGCGTGAAGACGCTTATAGGCACATCAAGACTATTGAACTGATTACAGGACACCTAGAAGGCATAGCCTCAGAAACTGTGATTAGAGAGAAGAAATGGAAAATTCTGTAGCCTAAAAGCTACCCTCCGTCCAGAAGGTTTCTGGCGATTATTGAGATGACAAATGGAAAACACCAACCCTCAAGGGAGTGGAAACCTAGATGTAAACCAAGCCGCTTCAGCGTTTGAAAGCATGATGGGTGATTCTGAGGAAGCTGACAACAGCCAAACCGAAGGTCAACCAGAGGAACTTCAAGAGACTGATGAAGTTGAGTATTCAGAGGAATCTGATGAGCCAAAGCCTAGATATAAAGTCAAGGCATCTGGTGAGGAAGTTGAGGTAGAACTTGACGAACTTATCAAAGGTTATCAACAAGGTACGGACTACACTAAAAAGTCTCAGGCTCTAGCTGAACAACGTAAAGCGATTGAAGCTGAACGTGGTCACTTAGAGTATGTGAAACAAGAGCGACAGGCATACGCCCAGAAGTTGCAAGCGTTGGATAGCTTCCTTACGCAGCAGCATCAGGGTGTGGACTTAGAAGTTTTAAAGGAAACAGACCCTATCGGTTATGCGGTAGCGGTAGCGGAACAGAGCCAACGTGAGAAGCAGTTAGCAGTAGTCAGGAATGAACAGCAACGAATTGCCCAACAGCAACAATCCGAGCAACAAGCCTCTCTGCAAAACCATCTCCGTCAAGAATCTGAGAAGCTAGTTAGTCTGATTCCTGAGTTAGCGACACCACAGGGTGATGCGGTACGGAAACAAATCCGTGACTATGCGAAATCTGTAGGTTGGACTGACCAAGAACTTAGTTCCGTGTATGACTCTCGTGCTGTGAATACTTTGTATAAGGCAATGAAGTATGAGCAACTTCAAAAGAGCAAACCAGAGTTGAATAAAAAACTCCAGTCTGCCCCTAAGATGATGCGTTCTGGTACTTCAGTTCCACAAGCTAAGTATTCACAAGATAAACAGGCGATGCAGAGGTTGCGTGAGACAGGAAAAGTCTCAGACGCTGCCAAAGCATTTGAACGATTTTTATAAATTTTGGAGTATTAAATTATGGCTACCTACCAAACATATACCGCAATCGGTATGCGTCAGGATTTGACGGACGTTATCTACGATATCTCACCAACAGACACACCATTTATGTCTTCTATTGGTAAGACTAAAGCTACTGCTGTTTTGCACGAGTGGCAAACTGACTCGTTGGCTGCTGCCAGCTTGTCAAACTTTACAGTTGAGGGTGCAACAGCATCTGACGCTACTATGTCTCCTACCACTCGTGTTGGCAACCGCCTTCAGATTGCACAGAAAACTATCAAGATTTCTGGCACTTTGCAGTCTGTTGATAAAGCTGGCCGCAAATCCGAAAAAGCCTATCAACTTGCGAAAGCCTCGGCCGAAATTAAGCGAGACATGGAAACTTCATTGTTGAGCAATCAAATTGCTACAGATGGTAGTTCTTCTGCTGCTCGTAAATTGGGTGGTCTGCAAGCATGGTTAGCTTCCAACTATGATGGTGGTACTTCTGGCGTTGCTGGTGCTTCTGGCACTACTGCTCGTACAGATGGCACAAACCGCACCTTCACAGAGACTATCTTGAAGACTGTTGTTAAAGAAGTTTACGCTTCTGGTGGTAATCCTAAAGTGTTGATGGTCAACCCTGCTCACAAGCAGTTGGTTTCTGCCTTCACAGGTATTGCTGCACAGCGTTTCATGGCCCCTGCCAATACGCCTACAACTATCATCAGCGCGGCCGATGTTTATTTGAGCGACTTCGGTTCAATTTCTGTTGTTCCCAACAGATTTATGACTTCTACTAACTCATGTGACGAGACAGCATTTATTGTTGACCCTGACATGGCTGCTGTAGCTTATCTGCGTCCTTTCCAGACCAATGAGTTGGCTGTAACTGGTGACAATGAGTCTACACAGTTGTTGGCTGAGTACACATTGGAAGTTCGTAACGAAGCTGCACACGGCATCATTGCCGACATTACACCTTAATCTGGTGTAACTCAAAAGATGCCTCAGACTTAAACCTCTGGGGCATTTTCTTTTCTACTCAAACTGATAGAATTGGGCTATGCAAAATCCTAACAAATTTCGTGAAACTACTGTCCATGCTGATGGTGATGGCGGCATCATTATTCAGACTAAACAAGACATTACTGATATTCTTGAGCAAAACAAAAAAGAATATAACTCGTATGATGAACGAGCAAAGTGGTCTGACGAATTATTTGGAAACAAGATTGCTTCTATTCCGTTTACAGTTGTTGATGAACTGAACAAACAAGGAATCATGCGTGGCTTTGCTGTGCTTGATGAGAAGCGTTTTAAGGCTTGGTTAAACGAGCGTGATAACAGAGTTTTTAGAACTCGGACAGGAGTTGTATGAGCATTTCTACTTATGCTGAATTACAGACAGCTATTGCAGGGTACTTGGCTCGTTCAGACCTGACAACTCAGATTCCAGACTTTATCCGTTTGGCAGAGGTGCGCTTGCGTAGAGACTTGCGTATTCGCCAAATGTTGACTTCAGTAACGCTAACCTGCGTATCAGGTACAGCAACAGTTACTATCCCTTCTGACTTCTTGGAAGTAAAAGATTTTGTGGTTACTGGTAATCCTGTTAGACCATTGAACTACGAATCTCCGTCTTTGTTTTCTCGTAACTCACGAAGCATGGACGCAGGTAAGCCGTTGGATTACACAGTATTGGCAACGACATTTAAGTTAGCACCTATCCCTGATACTGCCTACACATTGAGCCTTGTTTACTCTGCTGCGCCAGCGTTCCTAAGTGATGCGAACACAAGCAATGCGTTCTTGGTAACTTGTCCTGATTTGCTTTTGTATGCCGCTTTGCTAGAGGCAGAACCTTACCTGATGAACGATGCTCGAATTAACACATGGGGAACTATGTTTGATAGGGGTATGGGTTCTTTGACTCGCTCTGACGAGAAGGGTCAATTCTCTGGCGTTCCAATAGCAATGCGTAACACATACATCTGATATGCCTACACAAAGAATACAACTAGGCGAGTGGATGCCTGACCAATCAGGTATTACTGGTGCATTGACAGACGCTAGAAACGTGGTTTCTCAAGCTGTTGGCTATGGGTCTTTTCCTAGTCCAGTAGCTTTCTCTGGCTCTGCTGCCGAAGACTTAGTGTCTTTGTACGCTGCCAAGAATCCAGACTCTACAACTCAGTTGTTTACTTCTGGTGCATCTAAGATTTATACAGTAAGTGGTGTAGGTGCTTTGACCCAAGTTAAGACAGGCATGACAACTGGCATTAACGACAGGGTGCGTTTTACTCAGTTTGGTAAAACAGTTATTACAACTAATAACGCTGATGTACTACAAGCATGGACACTAGGAACATCTACTTCTTTTGCTAATTTAAGTGCATCTGCACCGATAGCTAAATTTATTACTGTGGTGCGTGATTTTGTTGTTTGCGCTAATACGTTAGAAACGACACAGCAACAGTATCGTGTGAGATGGTCTGCTATCAATAATGAGACTGATTGGGTAGAGGATGTAAACACGCAGTCTGACTATCAAGATATTCCTGATGGTGGACAGATTGTAGGAATCCGTGGTGGTGAGTTTGGCTTGGTGTTTTTAGAAAGAGCCATTAGCCGAATGACCTATGTCGGAACTCCGTTCATATTCCAGTTTGACAATATCTCTCGTAACAAGGGCTGTTTAGTTGCGGGTTCTATTGCTCAGTACCAAGGCGTTACATTCTTCTTATCGGACGATGGTTTCTATATGTGTGATGGTCAGCAAGTAGTGCCAATTGGTAGCGAAAAGGTTGACCGATTCTTTATTGATGACGCATCTGAATCTGACTATGGCTCTATGTCTGCTGCTGTTGACCCTATTCGTAAACTGGTTATTTGGAACTATGTAGCAATTGATGGCAATCGTAAACTAATGATTTACAACTTTGCTACAAAGAAGTGGACTTATGCAGATGCGGGAACAGACTATTTATCTGAGGCTTCCTCAATTGCTGTAACGCTTGAGGGGTTAGATGGCATCTCTGGCTCTATTGACGCATTGACTACAAGTTTAGACTCTCGTCTTTATGTTGGCGGTAGATACTTCCTTGGCGGTACTTTGGGTGCAAAGGTTTACACATACACAGGTCAACCAGCAACAGGAAATATTGAAACTGGAGATATTGACTTAGGTGGGCAGTCTGTCGTTACTTTGGCTAGACCACAGGTAGATGGTGGTTCTGCGACTATTGCTGTAGCTTCTAGGCAACTGTTAAGCCAAGACGTTACCTTTGGTACTGCTGTGGCTGCTGACTCAGAGAACAGGGTTTCTTTGCGTAGTTCTGGTAGATACCACAGGATTCAGTTAATCCCTACTGGTAACTGGACTAATGCTGTGGCTATTGATGTGGACGTAACTGGTCAAGGTGTGCGTTGATGTTCAGAAGCCTACCCGCATTTGGTGGTGACCAGAGGGCTGTGGCTGAAGTTGTGCGTGGCATCATGGACGGAAAGACCAATAACACAGGGACTTTGACTCTAGCAACTGGTGGGGCTTTAACTACCACTTTGACAGACAGAAGGATAGGCCCAGACAGCGTTATCTTATTTGCCCCTGCCTCTGCTGCGGCTAACGCTGACTATATGCCTTATGGGGCGTTTCAGAGCCTTGTTGACCAAACTGTTGCTACAGCAAATACCGCCTATGCGATGACTCTGGACACTACAGATTACTCAAATGGTATTACTTTAAGCAATAGTTCTAGGATGAATGTTAAAAACACAGGAATTTATAACTTTCAATGGTCTGGTCAGTTTGAAAACACAGACTCGCAAGACCATGACGTTAGGGTTTGGATAAAGGTTAATGGAACAAATCTTACAGGCTCAACAGGTTTTTTTGCTATTCCTAGCAAGCATGGCTCAGTTAATGGTCATGCTTTAACTGGATGGAACTACTTTTTAAGTTTAAATGCAAATGATTACATTGAACTTTGGTGGGAAGCAGATAACACGTTAGTAAGTCTTCAAACCTACGCTGCTGGTACAAATTACCCCTCTACAGCGTCTTTGATTACTACGATGAACTACATCTCTCCGTCAGCGTTGACAAACATCTACGCCAGTTCCCAAGGACAGGGAACGGCTACGATTACCCACTTTGCCAATTCGACTGCAAACAAGAAATATCGGTATGCAATTATTGGTTGATTTTAATAATTTATGTATAATGGATTCCGTGGATGACCCATCTTGGAATCCGAACTTTTAGGAGTAAAGATGGCTACTACTACCACATCAACTGTTGACCCCAAAATTCTTCCATATTTAGAGTATGGTCTGCAACAGGGTGCAGGGCTTTACCAAGCTGGTGGCCCACAATACTACACAGGCGAAACCTTTGTAGCACCCTCGCAGACTACACAAGCTGGCGTTCAAGCCCTAGAAACTCGTGCTTTAGCAGGTAATCCCTTAACTGGACTTGCTCAACAACAGTTACAGGGAACTTTGGGCGGTGCTTATTTAGGTGGTAATCCATTCTTTCAAGGTGCGTTTGCCCCTGCTGCACAAGCGGCTCAGACTCAGTTCCAAAGCACATTGGGCGACATTGCATCCAAGTCTAGCCTAGCAGGGCGTTATGGCTCTGGTGCTATGGGTAACTTGCAGAATCGTGCTACAGGTCAGTATGCACAAGCATTGACTAACACAGCAGGTCAACTGGCTTATCAGAACTACGAAGCAGAGCGTCAGCGTCAGCAACAAGCTATTGGGGCTGCGCCTCAGTTAGCAATGGCTGATTACCAAGACATTAACCAATTGCTACAAGCAGGTCAGTTGCGTGAAGGTTACCAAGGTCAACAATTGGGTGCTGACATTCAGCGTTTTAACTTCTTGCAAAACCAACCACAACAGAACTTGCAAAACTATATGTCATTGGTATATGGCAACCCATTAGGACGAGTTGGACAAACTACCGCATCTGGTGCTGCTGATACTTCTGCGTTCCAGAAGTTGCTAGGTACTGCTGCTGTTGGTGCTGGTGTTTATAAGAATCTAGGCTCTCCTAACCTAAGTTGGTTAAATCCCTTTGGTTCTTCATCAACAAATACAAACATGGGAACTATTGATGCTCGTTACCCTGCTCTTGGCACTAACTGGTGGGATTAAACATGGCTGGACTATTAGACATTTTTGGGACTAGCGGTGCAGACACAATGGGTCTGTTGGGTATGTCACAAGCTGACATTGCTCGTAATCGTGAAGACGCACAAGCACAAGCCTTGTATGCCCTAGCAGGGCGTTTATTCCAAGGTGGGAATACTGGTCAGTCTATTGTTGAAGGATTACAACGTGGTCAGCAAGCCTACAAAGGCGGTATGCAAGACACATTGCAAAGCCAGTTACAGAATGTCCAATTAGCTGACATGATTCGTAAGCGTAAGTTAGAGCAACAACAATTAGCTGAACAACAACGAATTCAAGGTGTTATCCAAGGTGCTGTAACCAAGCCTCAAGAGATGTATGGTGAGGACATTATGGGTCAGCGTCAAGGTGAAGGGATGACTGCGCCTAGCTTTGATTTACAAAGGGCAATGCCTCAATTAATGAGTTCAGTAGAAGGGCGTAAAGCCTTGGGTGAATTGATTGCATCTAACAAAGCAATGCGCCCAGATACATTCTCACTTGCTGAAGGTGCAACTCAGTTTGAACGTGACCCATTTACAGGTCAAACAAAAACTGTTGCTACTGGTTTACCAAAGAAAGAAAAACCAGATATTGCTGGAGATGTAAAAGAAGCAAGACAAGTTCTTGGAATTTTGACTCCAGTTGATGAAATGACTCAGACTGAAAGAGCATTAGTTAAGGCTTACATTGACAGAAAAGACGCAAGTAAAACACCTAGAGTTCAAGTAGATTTAAAAGACCCAACTGCTGTAGCAATGGCTGGTCTTAAATTGCAGGGTGATATTAGACAAGACTTTAAAGGGCCTAAAGACACGGCTACCGCCTATCAAACAATGTATAACGCTGCCACAAACCCTACTCAAAAGGGTGACACGACAATGCTTTATACATTCTTTAAAGTTCTTGACCCACAGTCAACTGTGCGTGAAGGTGAGATTGAGATGATTAAACAATCTCGTTCTATCCCTGAGAAATTTAAAGGAATGGCTATAAAGTTGGCAAGTGGTCAAACCTTGCTAGAGGGCGAACGAGCAGATTTGTTAAATCAAGCGTATCAATATGTTGCAAACCAACAAAGAGGTGTTAATGAAACAATTGATATGTATAAGGACTACGCCAAGGCGGTTGGTTTAAATCCAGAGAAAGCCGTTCCAAATCCATTTGCAGATATTAAAAAGCCTCCATCAAAAACTGTGATGATAAATAAAAAATCAACAGTTGCAAAACTTGCTGATGATGGTAACTACTATATTCAGTCTGGAACAAATACGGATGGAACACCTAAGTATTTTAAGGTTGACTAAACATGGCTAAATTAACACCAGTTGAAGGAAACCCATTTGCAGGGCTTGAATCAGTATTGGTTCAAAAAGAAAAGTCTCAGCGCATTGAGCCAACTGAGCGTGGGCAAATGGCTGGTTACTTGCAATTGTTAAAAGATGTTGGTGCAGGTAAAGCTGTTATTGGTGCTGTTCTAAATGCAGGTTCTCCTTTAGACCAAGCTAAAGCAATTGTTAAAAATCTTCCAAACGCTGAAATTAAGTTTGATGTTGTTGCAGGGAACTATGTTCCATACATAACATACAAAGACAAGAACTATGCCATTACAAAGCAAGGTCTAACTGGTGAAGATGTAGCAGAGTTTTTAACTCCATCTATTGCTGACATTGTTTCTACTGGTGGAGTAATGGGTGCGCTTAAAGTAGGCTCACAAATCTTACCTCCTCCATTAAGAGCATTAGCACAGGGTGCTTTAGCTACGCCATTAAAAAGGGCTACTGTTGCTGGAACTACGGCTGGTGCAACAGACCTTTCAATGCAAAACCTTGCACAAATTCTTGGTGGAGAAAAAGATACCTCGTATTTGCAAGCAGGTGCAACATCTTTGTTTGGTGGATTTGGTCAAAATATTGGTGAAAACTTAGCTAAAAAGTTTGGCAAAAAGCAAACCATATTAGACAACCAAGGAAAGCTAAAGCCAGAAGTTGAACAGTATTTTATTGACCAAGGCTTAAATACATCTCGTTGGACACCTGACATTTTGATGGAGTTGGATAAGCTACGCCAACAAGCAGGTAGGTCATTTTTTGATGATGCGGTATTGTCAACATCTGTTGCAAAAGCGGAATCAAAAACATCAGGCATACCTACAACAAAAGGTCAGCAAACTGGTGATGTAAATCAACTTGCTCGTGAATATCGCATGAGGGCTGGTGCATCTGGTGACAAAGCTGCTACTACCATGCGTGAGTTTGACTTGGCACAAGCCCAAGCCATTAAAGAGGCGCAAGAGCGTTTACAAGCTCAAACTGGCAGAACTACACAACCTACGTTTACCACTCGTCAAGAACAAGGCTCTGCCCTTGCTGAAGACCTGCGTAAGACAGCATCTGCAAAACTCAAAGAAGTAGATGAAGCATATGAGGAAATGAAGAATGTTCCTTTTTCTGTTATGCCAGATGACTTTAATGGGTTAGCACAATATGCAACAGATTTTGCTTTAGCTGGTGACAGGATTCTTGACCCTAAGTTGTATCCTGAGATGATGGCAAATATTAAGTATTTGCGTGAACTTACAAAAGAGTTTGGTGAAGATTCTTTTTCATTGGGAAAGACAGAGCAAGTTAGGCGTGTTCTTGCGAGAACAGCAAACTCTGCAAGCAATGACGAAAGAAAAGCCGCTGCTCTTACGTCAATCAGGGCTTTTGACACATGGTTAGATGACTTGGTTGAGCAAGGTAAGTTTTTGGGTGACGAGGTTGCTGTTACTAAACTAAAAGACGCAAGAACAAAACGTACAGAATATGGTCAACTATTTGAGCCATCTCAAAGACTTGGTGGAGATACTGCTGGAAGGTCTATTGAGCAAATCATTAAAAACGATGATGTAACTTCTCCAGAAATTGTAAACAAGATTTTTGGTAACGCTGATGTTGGTGGCAACCAAAATGCTTTTAGGACAGTTGATAGATTAGTAAAGGCGTATGGTGCAGACTCACCAGAAGTAAATCGGGTTCGTGAAGCTGTGTTCTATCAAATTATCAATGGTGCTGCTGGTGACCCTGCGAATCCTTTAAAGGTTGTCCAAAGGATTGATAAGGCAACTAAAGAAGGAAGTGAAATTCTTAATTTAGTTTTTAATGGCGAAGACTTGGGCAAGTTGTTTGATTTGCGTACTCAGTTGTCTAGGGTTTTGCCCCCAGATAATCCATTGTCAGCAAACTTTGCTGGTGCAGGGTCTATCAATCGTTCTGGCTCTGCTTATGAGTTATCAAGGGGATTGGGTGACTTGCTACAGAAATTATCTACTGGTGGAACATTGGCTGCAACAGGTGACCCTATGACAGCAGGTGGTCAGTATTTAATTCAAAAGGCAATGGGTGCTGGTAAAGATGTATTTAGGAATATGCCAGCTAAAGAAGCGGTGCGTGGTGCGACAATACCTAATGCAATGCCAAACAGTTTATTGTTCCCTGCAACTAGCGCAGCAGCAGGTTCTCAATTGGTTGAACAGGTATACCCATATCTTGAAGAACTTTTATCTGGCGGTCTGCTAGGTCAATAATTTAACGGAGTAAATAATGGCAAAGACCAAGATTTCAGAATACAGCGCAACCGCTAACAACAATACTGACATTAACAGTATTAATTTAGCGGAGGGGATGGCTCCAAGTTTAGTCAACAATGCTATCCGTCAATTGATGGCTCAGTTAAAAGATTTCCAAGCAGGTACGGCTGGTGATAGCGTAACTGTAGGCGGTAACTTATCTGTTACTGGCACATCGACTCTCACAGGGGCTATAACTGCTACTGGTGGTGTTTCTGGTGCTATTACATCATCGTCTGCCACAATTACTGGTGGAACAATCACAGGCATTACAGACTTAGCTGTTGCTGATGGTGGTACTGGTGCATCTACTGCTACTGCTGCCTTAAATAACTTATTGCCAAGCCAAACAAGCAATGCAAACAAGTATCTTCAGACTGATGGCACAAATGCTACATGGGATGCAGTAAGCCTATCTACTGCTGACATTACAGGGACACTTGCTGTCGCAAATGGTGGTACTGGTGTAACTTCTTCTACAGGTACAGGCAATGTAGTGTTGTCAAACTCGCCAACATTGGTGACTCCTGCATTGGGAACACCTGCTTCTGGTGTGGCTACAAACTTAACAGGAACGGCATCTGGCTTAACTGCTGGCAATGTCACAACAAATGCTAACTTAACAGGCGCAGTTACTTCTGTTGGTAACGCAACGTCTTTAGGGTCATTTACTTCTGCCCAATTGCTTAGTGCATTAACTGACGAAACTGGAACTGGCTCTGCTGTCTTTGCAACTAGCCCAACATTGGTTACCCCTGCCCTTGGTACTCCATCAGCTTTGGTAGGAACTAACATTACAGGAACTGCTGCTGGTCTGACTGCGGGTAATGTAACCACTAACGCAAACCTTACTGGTGCTATTACTTCAGTTGGAAATGCTACATCTCTTGGTTCATTCACATCAGCTAACCTTTTGGCTGCTTTGACAGATGAAACTGGAACAGGCTCTGCAGTATTCGCTACTTCACCTACTCTTGTTACACCTATCCTTGGAACACCCACTAGCGCAACTTTAACTAACGCTACAGGGCTTCCAATTGCTACTGGTGTGTCAGGTCTAGGAACAGGCGTAGCAACGGCTCTAGCGGTCAATGTAGGCTCATCTGGCGCACCTTTGGTCAATGGTGGTGTGCTTGGTACTCCATCTAGCGGAACTGCTACTAACCTTACAGGCTTACCAATTTCAACAGGTGTATCTGGTTTGGGTACTGGTGTAGCTACTGCTCTAGCTGTGAACGTAGGTTCTGCTGGTGCTGCTGTTGTTAATGGCGGTGCATTAGGCACACCCTCTGGTGGTACAGCAACCAACTTAACTGGTTTGCCTTTGACAACTGGCGTAACAGGTTTACTACCTGTGGCTAATGGTGGTACAGGAACAGCAACTCCTAGCATTGTTGCAGGTACAAACGTAACTGTTACAGGAACATGGCCCAACCAAACTATCGCAGCATCTGGTGGTTCTGGCTCAGTTACAAGCGTTGCAGCTACAGTCCCAAGTTTGTTTAGTATTTCAGGTTCACCTATTACCACATCTGGAACATTGGCAATGACCTACTCAGGTACTGCTTTGCCAGTAGTTAATGGCGGTACAGGAGAAACTTCTTACACAAATGGTCAACTGCTTATTGGTAATACCACAGGAAATACGCTGACCAAGGCGACATTAACTGCGGGCACAGGAATTAGCATTACCAATGGAACTGGCTCAATTAGTATTGCTTCAACTGCATCAGGTAGCCAATGGACAACAAGTGGTTCTGATATTTACTACAACACAGGAAATGTTGGTATTGGAACAAGTACAGCACCAACGGCAAGATTATCTGCAACAGGTACAGCAACAAGTTTTGATGGGGCTTTAATAAATATTAGGGCAATGCAAAACGATGGCACTACTTTAGGAACTCCTATTGTTTTAGCAGGGCATCGTTATCTTGGTTCACAAGACAACAATTCTGGCGTAATTGATGTGCCATCTTCTACTGGAAGAATGGCTTTGAGTGTCAACGGCACAGTAATGGCTGCATATAACACTACGCAAATGGGAATTGGTGCAAATTCATTTGGTGAATTGAATCACAGATTTGCTGTAATTGCTTTAAACGATTTAGGTATTGAAGTTAATTGTGGAAGTGCAACAGCTACACCTATGACATTTAGGTCTGGTGGAGGCAATAGAGGAACTATTACAACAACATCAGGTGGAACTGCATACAACACAACATCTGATTACCGCCTAAAAGAAAACATCCAAGCAATGCAAAACGCATTGGCTACTGTTTCAGCACTAAAACCTGTTACATATAAATGGAAAGCAGACAATTCAAATGGTCAAGGTTTTATTGCACATGAATTAGCTGAAGTTTGCCCCCAAGCTGTTACTGGTCAAAAAGATGCTATAGATGCTAACGGAAACCCACAATACCAAGGCATTGATACATCATTTCTAATTGCTACATTGACTGCTGCAATTCAAGAACAACAAGTTATTATCAATTCACTTAAAGCACGACTTGATGCTGCGAACCTCTAATCTGTGGATAAATCATGGAAAATGAAGTCACCCATAAGCAAATCTACGACAGACTCGTTGAAGTCGAAAGTAAGGTAGATAGCATAGACCAGAACACTAAAGGTCTTGTAGAGGCTATAAAGGCTCTTGATGGGGCTTTTAAAGTCTTGGGGTGGATAGCCTCTGCTGCCAAACCAATTCTGTGGGTAGGCGGTTTAATTATGGCTGCTGGTGCTGTTTGGCAGACTTGGATTAAAAAATGAACGATTGGGCTGTGGCTTTTACTACCGCAGTCCTTTTTTGCATTACTGTCGTCTGGTGTTTTTACATCATCGTTTGGGCTATGACGTGAAATGGCTACTGGTGCTTTCAACCTTGTTTACATTGGTGGCATCTAGTAAAGAAAAAACTGAATATCGTTGTGTCAGATGGGCATGGACAGGTGATGTTTACAACCGAAAAGTAGTATGCCTTGAGTGGCAAAAAGTTGATAAAAAATGATTGACCCTATCACAGCACTAGCTGGCATACAGTCAGCAATCAGCTTAGTTAAGAAGGCGGCAGGTGTTGCCCAAGACCTTTCTTCCCTAGCACCCATGATTGGTAAGCTATTTGACGCAAAGTCTGTAGCTACCAAAGCAATGCTTCAGGCTAAACAGTCTGGCAAAGGCTCAAACATGGGTACGGCTTTGCAGATTGAAATGGCACTAGAGCAAGCTAGAGCGTTTGAGGAAGAACTCAAGATGCTCTTTATGCAGACAGGAAAGATTGACGTATGGCAGAAGATTAAAGCCCGTCAAGCAGAGATGGACTTGGCAGACGCTAAAGAGATTAGTGCGCTAAAGAGGGCAGATAAAGAAGCCAAAGAGAAAGAGCAAGAACAACTAGAGATTGGCTTGGCAATAGGTGCAGTTTTCTTTGTTTTGTTTTTAATCTTTGTTGGCATTTATGAATTGATGGAATTCTGCCAAACAACCAGAAGGTGTGGTCGGTGAATGAGTATCAGAAGACCTTTGATATGTGCCTCAAGATATTCGTTTATGGATGCGTGGCACTTTATTTCTTGGGTTTTCTGAAGTTCTTGCCTGACGATTTGTCGGACAAAATTGTTAATCTCTTACTTGGAAAGATTGGACTGTAATGCTATCTCTATTTTCTACACTTGGTGGTTTGCTAATCTCAGGCTTACCCAAACTACTAGACTTCTTTCAGAATCAAGCTGACCAAAAGCATGAACTTGCTTTGGCTAGGATGCAGACAGAGCGAGAACTACAGATGGCTGCTGCTGGCTTTGCTGCCCAAGAGCGTATTGAGGAAATCCGAACAGACCAAGTTGCTATGCAGTCTGAGGCTCAGATGACAGAAGCGGCTCTAAAGCACGATGAGAAGGTGTTAGAGAAGGCTTCCCAATGGGTTGCTTCTTACGTTGGTACTGTAAGACCCACAGTAACCTATATCTTTGTGTTTGAGTTATGTGCCATCAATGCTTGGATTGCTTACTACATTTATTCAAGACCTATCTTGGTTCAGAATATGGATGACTTGATTCGCTTGACAGACATTATCTTTT